CGCTGATACACAACGAGTTACGAGGGTTTTATTCTTGCCAACGATTTAGAGCGGCTTCCCAGTGGGAATGCTCAGTCTGGGCAGCTTGCTCCAGACCCTCGGCATAGAAGTGTCTCCAGATCCCGAAGGCCATCACCCCGTCTTCAAACATTTCTGGGATCACCCACCCACGGTAAGACCTTGGGCAAGTCATGCTCTCCTGACCTCGGAGTCCTGCCTGATAAGCGAAGTCTGATACTTGGTTTTGTGTTGCTGTAGCCATGTGGGGATAGTAGCCGAAGAATCAGTTTTTGGCAATACTTTTTTGTTTTATTTTTTTAGCTGTAAGTCACTACTAATCAATGAGTTACGGGCCGGGGCGGGGCCGTGCCTCGTAACTCCCTACTAATCAATGAGTTACGACGTTTTATTCGTGTCAAGTAAAAAGTGGCATATTTCTGCGAGGGCTATGCTAGACCCACGACCCTTCCTTATTTAACGTCTTGCGGATCGCTTGACCGTGTTTATACTCACTTGACGAATCTTTTCTTTACTTGCCGTATATCCAGCGAAGCTCATCACTCCACTCCTTGACCATCTCAGCCTCGGCCCCTTGCGGATTCCTGCAAGCTGCACCGATCCACTTTCTGATCATGCGCTGAAGCTTTCGCATCCTGCGCCATTCCATCCAATGCACACCAATGGCGAAAGGGTAAGTGAGAATGAGAAGGGCTTTGCCCTTGGTGTCTTGGTCTTTGAAGTTATGTAAGTTCATAGTGTTAGTGTACTGCTTTTACTTTGTTATCTCTGAATGCGCCGAGTGCGTCGTTTAGGTGTTTGGCCATGTGAGGGTCAGTTGCCCTAAGGAGCCAGATAGCCTCTGAAACTTTATAGTCTAATTCAAGGGCGGCTTTCCGCTCCTGCATAAAGTTATCAAAGTTTATGTTGGCTCTCTCTTGGGAGAGTTCAAATGCTGTTTTAGTGTCAGTCATGGGAGTATTCTAGTATAGAGTTGGGGCTAGTGTAAAGATTTATTTTTTGTAGTAATCTGGGACTACCTCATTCCAGTTGATGGGATTAGCCTTGCGCTCTGCTTCGCGCTTGGCATTCCACTTGGCAAGTGACTCGCGAGCATCTTTGACTTTCTCTTCGTAGGTGCGGCCTGTGTTCTTTGCTTTCATGTGAGTAGTATATATTAAAAAGTGATTTTAAAAAAGCTTTTTCTGCTATTATTTTGATTTATTTTCTTCGACGTAGTCGATGACCTCGTCGTCATAGATAGTTCCGTTCAAGTATGGGTCTGAATGTATCCCACCAGTGTATTCTTTACCCTCATAGGTGAAAGCTACCAAGTGAGTAGCCCAGCAACCATCTTGCTCAACTACTTCTCCAAACTCTATTGAGTCCTTAACTTCGCCATAGGTGATCTTTGTCATGGGCATAGTATAGCACAGTATCGACTAAACTAAAAGATTTTTTTACATATAAATGCATTTTTTATTTATTAAAAAAGACTTGACACACTACCGCTTTATGGTATGGAAAAGACCTTCGTAACTCGCTATCGCTCAGTGAGTTACGGCTCGCGCCGGGGGCTTCGCCCGTAACTCGTTGATACTCAGTGAGTTACAGCGCTTTTTATTTTATTGATTTATTTCTTGACATGGGAGAACCCGCCCCCCACCACAGGGGACGGGCTATACACACAACACACACTTAAAAAATTGTTTTTAGCATCCTGAATGCGGTGCCGAGGCGACCCTGAACCTTGGTGATACCTGCAACATGGAGGGTGCGAAACTTGCGCTCACCTGCGTCATCGAGGTCACGAGTAGCAGCGACAACATAACGCTTCCCATTGGATTCGGCGAATCCGTCCATCTTGATTTCTTCCACAAGGAAGTTTCTGATACCGTCAGCTTTGACGGTGCTTTGCCCTGCATTGGCGTAGGTGACTACACGCTTTGTAAGCTTGGATTCTAGGGCGGTTGGCTTGAGTGTATATAGGTTTTTCATCAGAGATATTTTAGTTGAATAGGTAGTTGAGGTCAATGCTTTTTTGAAAATCTTTTTCGAGATCTTCGGAGTGGTCGATCATCTCCAAGTTGCCAGCGATGACAAGCGTGAAGATGACCCCTGCGATGGTGAGGATAGTGTTCATGTTACTTAGAGGATTTGATGAGGAGCTTGGCGATCTTGTTACTGACAGAAAGCATCCTGCGAGTTGGCTGCACGGGAATCCCCTTGAATTCCGAATTGAAACGGTAAGAGAGGAGCTTGCGAGCTTGAGACTTAAGTTCTTTCTGGTATTCTTGTTGCTGTGTCATGTGAGAAGTTTAGTTGAATTGTGGGTTGGGTGCAAGCACTAATTGCATCTTTTTTAATTTATTTTTCGACGACTGGGGTGGGTTGGAAACGACGCATCCCGACGCGATCAATGCTCCCGAAGCGGAGAGTCTTGAAAACTTGCTTGTTACCAGTCTTGCTATCGTGACTCTTGTCAACGACCTTGCACACTGCGAACTCGTCACCAATGCGGTCAATGCTTTTGAGGATGTACATGCGAGCATTTCCATTATTGGAAGTATAGTAAACAAACTGTTTCCCTGTCAGGCTAGTGATGTTGTCTTTTGTGATCATGTGAGGATTTTACTGCATGGATCGACTAAACACAAGATCTTTTTTGCATTTTTCTGTATTATTTTAGCCTAATAGGCTCGCCCCCCATTAAAATAAAAACAACTTTATGCTTGACGCCGCAAAGTCGCGGGGGGAGTACTTTTTCAAAAACTAAACAAGTAAATTATCATAGTTGGGCGTTGGCTAGGGGAAAATGGCGGGGCTATTTTTGGCAAAAGTGATGCGCCGAAAAAACCGAGTATAAAAAATATAAAATTAATAGGCCGCGAATATAATATAGGAATGTGTTGTATTATCTGTGGAGAAGAGAAAGAGAGAAAGACGTTTATAATTGAGCAAAAAATCACAGATGATGTGGTTTATAAGAAGGAAGTTAAAATTAATCAAAATATTTGCCCCGAATGTTTCAGGGAGGATAGTGTGACTGGGCGGCAGGGTGATCAAATTAGGGTGGTATTAGCCCCTTATAAAGAAATTATTGATGCGGAGTTTTGGGGCAGCTCAGAAATAAAGAGAGATGATATTTTGTTTCTGTATGAAGCCGCTCAGATTTTAAAGCAAAAAGGTATTATAAGCAGTGAATCGGATGGGGGAGAGTTTAGCAAACGAGCAAAAGATGTAATTAAAAATAAAAATCCAAACTTCCTAAAAACAATAAAAGCTCCTAGTATCATAGGTATACATTTAGAAATTAGACCGTATATAACCAAACCTGATTTTGAACGTCTTTTGAATCACATTAAAAATCGTGCGGGTGATTATATGGGGTATATGGGTAAAGGAAAAATACACGAATTATCTGACGATAGAATTTCAGAACTGTTCGATTTAGGTTATGTTATCTTCGGATCTGATGGTAAGCCTAAATTTGGGGATAATAAAACAAAAAAAAATAAACCGTGTACCAAATGCGGGGAAATCAAAAGTTGGTTGGATTTTTATGAATATAAAGACAGGGGACGCAGGTCTAACGAATGTTTAGATTGCGTAAAAAAAAGGACCAAAAAAAGATACGAAGAAAACTGTGAGGCTCTTAAAGCTAAGGGAAGAGAGTACAATAAAAGTCCAGCTGGTAAAGCGGCAAGAAAAAAATATGAAGCCGCCCCCGAACGAAGAATTTTTAAAAACTTACGGAAAAGGCTCGGTGAGGTTGTAGATGGAGATATCAAAGCGGAGACTAAAGATGTGGGGATGAACACAAAAGGTGTGAAAAGATATTTGGAGAAGCAGTTTGTCATATATGGTGAGTGGATGAATTGGGATAATAAGGGTGCTGGTGAGAACTTAGATCATCAGGATTGCTGGCATGTGGATCATCTTATCCCTATATCTAAGTGGAAAGAAGAGAAGAACTTACTACCTACTTATTTTGAAGGGATGGGGCCGAATCACTATACGAACTTGAGGCCGTTATCGGGTATTGAGAATATCGCTAGAGGTAATAAAGTTGACCCTAAAGAAATTGAAAAGCATTTCAAAAAAATAGCAGAAATATTTCCTGACATGGATTTTGGTCAACAAAAAGTGTAACATAAAGTATGACATACAGGAATATGGCGGTGAAAGTAGATGGAGGTGATCCTATTATGGGGACTAGAGTTGGGGTGGATTTCTCTACTAAAAACCAAGTAAAGAGACAACTAGCTGCGAACATCGACCCTAATGACCAATTACGCTTTAATGGTGATGTCGATTGTAAGATCAGCGTGGATTTTCTTGTGAGGAGTAGTGATCTGAGTTACGATGGATTGAATTTTATGTCTGATTTGTATAATGGGACTGGGGAGAATACAATGTTAGTGAATGTTGGGGGTAATGCTTATAATGAGTGTTATATAGATAATTTTAGTGTTACAGTGAGGCCTTTCGAACCTGTGACCGCAAGTGTGACTTTTAGTAGTTACAATCCTAGTAGTGCTGCTTTAGCTGGGGCGATAGATAATAATACTGATACTCTTTTAGTTAGTAGTGATTTTATATATGGGCATACTTGTTCTTTAAGTAATGCGGGTAATGTGGTCGCGGCTAATCTTGTTAATAGCCTGACTTATAATAAAACATATTCAAGAACTCCCGTTTATGCGCTAGGTTCGCAACGGGCGACTAACCAACTGATAGATGGAGTGGAAGTGGATGTAAATGTCGAGTCTACAGGTCTAAATTCTTTGATTGATTTTAGCGGTAGTAAATTAGGGGGTAGTTTTGGGGTATTGTTAAATGATATCCAAAATAGTGGGGTTCATTATGATTCTGCTGATTTTGATTTGACTGTCAGTGCTGGGGCGCATGTGATTGATGAAGGTTATTCTGTTGATGGCGGTGGCACTTTAGTCACAAGAGCAACAATAAAAGAAGTAATTCTGTAAAAAACAGTGTAATATAGTATACATATGGCCCGAAAAAAGGTTGCTAAGGAAAAAGAGGTTCCGTTTCAATTGTTAGCGGATTTTGAGAGATCAATTAAGTTTAATAAAAGAAAATTTAGATTTAGCCCCAAACAAAAACGTTTTTTAGAGTTAATATTAAGTGAAGATTCCAAAATAATCTTCGTGTCTGGCCCTGCGGGAAGCTCAAAGACTTACATGTCCTTATATGGCATGTTGAAACTTATGGAGGAGGATTTTAGCAAGGATATTTTGTATGTCCGAAGCATCGCTGAGAGTGCAGATAGGGGATTAGGGAGTTTGCCCGGAGATATCACAGAGAAGTTCGACCCATTCCTTGGTCCTCTCTATGATAAAATGGAAGAAATCGTCGCTCCCGGTGATGCAACCTTCTTAAAACAAAAAGGAAAGATATCTGCAGTACCAATAAACTTTCTGAGAGGAGCTAGTTGGCACAATAAGTTGGTTTTTGCTGATGAAGCGCAGAACTTCACCTTAAAAGAGTTAACTACTTTGATCACTCGTATAGGAGAAGACAGTAAAATAATTATAGGTGGCGACTTTTTCCAAAGTGATATCAACGGAAAGAGCGGTTTCAATCCAATGTTCAACAAATTCGATGATAATGAGTCAGAAGATATGGGAATTCATACATTCAGCTTCAATGAAAGCGATATTGTGCGTAGTAAAATACTAAAATTCATTATTAAAAAGTTGGAAAGTGGAAATTAGTGTAATTATTTATTAATTTTGATATAATTGTAAGATGAATCACATTTTTTGTTTTAATTGTGGAGTTAAGATTGAATATAATTTTGCTAAACCTAATTTTTGTTCTAAATGCGGGGCTAGTTTTGGGGGAGAGCAACAATCTAAAGCGGTTGTGGAGGAAGCTCCCCGCCAAAGTAAGGCGTCAGTAGTTTCAGAAGACGAAACTGACGCAGAATACGTACCGCAGTTGAGGAAACTGGATGTAGAGATTGAAAAGCCTAAAACTTTTACTATTGGTTCTTTAGCTGGGCAGAATACACCGCCTGACTATAAGGGGAAGGGATCTTATGACTTAGACGATTTCACTTCCAATCCTTAATGTCAAAAAAAAAGAAATATGAAGACTTCCAAGAACTCATAGATCGCGCAGTTAAGAAGCAGAAATCAAGATGGCGTTTAGAAGCTATCAAGTGGTTTGATTTTGAGGATGTTGAACAGGTGGTAAAATCACACATAGCCCAGAAGTGGCATATGTGGGATCAGTCGCGGCCATTGGAACCTTGGCTTAGTCGCGTCATAACTAACAGGATGTGGAATCTTATAAGAAATCATTATGGATCTTATATTAAGCCTTGTTCTACATGTATACATGCGCGAGATGAGTTATGCGCTAAGACTATGAGTGGTAATCAGGATATTTCGTGTAAGGAGTATGCGAAATGGTCGAAGAAAAAGAGATTCGGGCTAGAGTTAAAAACTGCATCGAGTTTAGATGACGCTGATCATGTTATAAACATTAAGTGTGACGCTTACTTTAATTATGATGCTGATGTAAGTAAGCTTAATGAAAAAATGCGTAAAAAACTTGGTGAAAAGCATTATGGAGCATATTATATGTTATATTTCGAGGATTGTTCGGAAGAAGATGTCGCTAAGTATATGGGGTATAAATTGTCTGATACTAATCGTAAGATTGGCTACAGACAGGTAAAGAACCTTAAATGTAAATTTCAAAAAATTGCACTGAAGATTTTAAAAGAAGAAAGGGAAGATTGATGAATTTAACAGATGATCAAAAAGAGTATATAAAAAATAATGTGAACAAAGTCACAAATTTAAATGAACTCACCCAAAAATGTTTTAGGGATGATGATTTAGATGGTCGGACGAAAGAGGGTAGGGCTGTTCGTAAATATCTAATAGAGAATAATATTGATTATAAAACAACACGCCGAAAGCCCCAAGACAAAATTGAATTAAACGATTCTCAAAAAGAATTCATTATGCAGCAAGCTCAGGAGGGGATGTCGTCGTTGGAGATTGCTAAGCTTATATTCCCAGAAAAAAGAGTAAAGCCACTAAGTAATGAGCAGAGAACGGTCCTTGCACATATCAACGAGATAAATCCAGACTTCGTGCCATCACAAGACTCTGCTGCTGTGAGTGACTACGTCCCGCCCAAAAGCCCAAGTCGTGTGGTGAAGAAAATCAATGATGCTACAGGATTAGGGTTAGATGATGGAAAACTAAACAGGCAAAAGCAAATCTGTATAGAAAAGCTCCAAATCAATCTATCCAATAGTAGATTTTTAAAAATCATCAATAATTATCTTAATAAGGGAGACAGGGAGTTGTTCGAACAGGAATTCATTCGTTTGAGTTGGGATAAGCCTGATCTAACTGCAGACGAGCTTAACTTATACCTTAACGTATGCAAAGAGGTTATTAACTTAGAAGTCGTCTCAGCCCACTTGAACAAGCTTAATGAGATGTTTGACGTTGCTGATGACCAGACCGAAATGACCGTACGTCTCGCGGAGATCATCAAAGCAAAATCACAAGAATATCATCAATGTGAGACCCGAATTGAAAATTTAACAAAAAAACTTCAAGGGGACCGGGCTGAGCGCATGAAGAAGAACCATAAGGACAACGCATCGTTTTTAGCCATCGTTCAGATGTTTCAAGAAGAGGAAGAGCGGAAGAACATGGTTCGCATGGCAGAAATGCAAAAAAAGCTAATTAAAGAAGAGGCTGAACGGATGGAGGGCATGGCAGAGTGGAAGGCGCGAATATTAGGTATTAATCAAGACGATGCAATTTGAATGTAAAGAGTGCGGGAAGACGTTCGATACGCAACGTGGTCTGCATATGCACATCAAGAAGCACGATATGCTGCTTGGCGACTACTATGTCAAACACTATCCACGTTTCGATAGGCTGACTGAGAAACCTATCGAATTCAAAGACGCAAAGAGGTACTTCTCTACAGATTTTAACTCAACCAGAAACATGAACCTCTGGTTTGAGAAAGCGCCTAAAGATGAAGTGAAAAAATATATTTTGGAGAAGTTCAAAAAAAGAATAGAAAAGAAGAACCTCAAACACGCTCCATCGAGCCTGTATTTGAAGACGGGCGACTGGCCTACGCTAGAAGTCATAAAAAAGCTGTTCGGCGGTTACAACGCATTCTGTGAGCAAGTAGGGGTAAGTCCTGCGTATGGAAAGAATGTATGTAAAGAATTTTTTGAAGATTACAGCGACGAAGAGGTGTGGATAGACACAAGAGAGAATAAACCTTTAAATTTTAAAAAATCTACTGTTTTTAAGCTGGATTTTGGAGATTACACTCTGCCCCCAAAAAACTACACTTACACTCATGCAGAGAGAAAATCATTTCAAGATTTTGCGGCTACCGTGACAAATGGTTATGCTAGGTTTATTCGTGAGATAGAAAGATGTCAAAGTTTGGGGTGTTTCTTATTTATTGTTGTTGAGGCTGATTATAATAAAATTTATAAAACAAATAGTGCTGCTTATAAGAAATTCAATATGGGATTTGTATTTAGCAGAATGAGATCCATTGAAGCACAATTTAGTGATTGTTGCCAATTTGTGTTTAGCGGATCTAGAGAAGGCAGTGAGGAGTTAATACCCAAGATCCTCTGCTGTGGTAAGAAACTGTGGAATGTTGACTTGCAATATTTTTGGGAAAGAGAATTAGAAAAAAATGGCTTGGATAGAAGGCAACCAGAACCTTTACAGGAAGTTCAAAGAAGTAAACGAAGAGATACTTTCCAAAGAAGGTTACATCGAAGAAAGCGAGGCTAAGCTTCTTTTATATAAGTTTCTTAGAGAGAATCCATCTTTTACATCTGAATTGTTTACAGGTGTAAAGTTATTCCCGTTCCAGCATATGGCTATTAAGTCTATGATGGAAACTGATTATTTTTTAGGGATATGGAGTCGAGGTATGAGTAAGTCATTCTCTACTGCTGTGTTTGCTATTCTCGACGCCATAATGAATCAAGGTGTACAGATAGGGATTATATCGAAATCATTCCGTCAGTCCAAGATGATCTTTAAGAAAATTGAGGATATTGCAAAAAGCCCCAAGGCTGAATTTTTGTCTCAATGTATTACAAGGACATCAAAAATGAATGATGAGTGGGTTATGGAGATAGGCACTAGCAGTATTAGAGCTTTACCTCTGGGAGACGGAGAAAAGTTGCGAGGCTTCCGATTCCAGAGAATGATCATAGATGAGCTTCTCCTGATGCCCGAAAAGATTTATAATGAGGTTATCATGCCATTCCTATCTGTTGTTGAAAACCCTACAGAAAGGCAAGAAGTCTACGACCTTGAAACTAAAATGATCGAAGAGGGTGAAATGACGGAAGAGGAAAGAACCCGTTGGCCAAACAACAAAATTATTGGTTTATCATCAGCATCGTATAAATTCGAATATTTGTATAAGTTATATCAACAATATGAATCCTTAATAATTAATGAGAATAAACAAGATGGCGCTCATAGGGTTATTATGCATTTTAGTTATGATTGTGCGCCTCCACAACTATATGACCAAAATTTAATTAACCAATCTAAATCAACAATGAGTCAGTCTCAGTTTGATCGAGAGTTTGGAGCTGTGTTTACGGATGACAGCTCTGGATACTTCAAAGTTAGTAAAATGGCTGTATGTACTATTCCTGACGGGGAAGGGCAGTGTGTGGAAGTTATTGGTGAACCAAACTCTAAATACATCCTCGCATTTGACCCTTCTTGGTCTGAGAGTGAAAGCTCAGACGATTTCGCTATACTTTTGATAAAGATCCACCCAGAGACGAGGAAAGGCGTTGTAGTGCATAGCTACGCTGTTTCTGGGTCAAACCTTCAAACACACATTAGGTACATGGCTTACCTACTAACTCACTTTAATATTGAAATGGTTGTGGGTGACTACAATGGAGGCGTCCAATTTCTGAGTGCGTGTAAAGAAAGTGGTATATTTAAAAAATTAAATTTAAAAATAGATACTGTTGAGGCTGATTTAGATAACCCGAAAGATTATGCTAAGGGTATTAGACAACTCAAGAGAACATTAGATAAGTCAAAGAGAAAATTTGTGTTTTTAAGGAAGCCTAGTTCTACATGGATTCGTTTCGCTAATGAGAGTCTGCAATCTGCATTTGATCACAAGAGGATTTATTTTGCTGGGGCAGCTATGGATGACAACTACAACATGCAAAGAAAAGCTAATATTCCTATTGAAAAGCTTAAATTCTTGAGGAACCAAGATGTTGAAGAAAAAAACAAAGGGGCCAAGATGATTGATTTTGTAGAACACCAAAGAGATATGATGGATCTTATAAAAGTCCAATGCGCTTTGGTACAAGTTACGACTTCACCACAAGGGACACAAAGTTTTGATTTACCACCCAACCTTCGTAAGCAGAGAGGGGCTGACAAAGCCCGAAAAGACTCTTATTCCGCTTTAATATTGGGTAACTGGGGCATGAATGTATACTTCGATATGTTAGACGATCAGGGGTCTGATGTTACAGAAACATTCACCCCAATGTTTATTTCTTAACTTTTAAAAGTTAGAAAGTAACTTTTTGTGTAATATAATAGTGCAATGGCAAGGAAGTATACGAAACGATCAGATTACTGGAAGAAATTCAGTAAGAATAACAATTTGGAAGATTTAGCAATGAGCCAAGCTTCTGAAGAATCATATACCCCAGAATTATTGGGTGAATCATTTTATACGTCAGACGCTTCATATAGAAGTGTATCTGTAGCGCGTAACAACACTAAAGCTTCTGGTAATTCAGCAAGGATTAATCGTTCGGCAGTCAGAAACACTATCGACAGATTCTCTAGCATACGTAAGGGTATGCTTCCTTATGAGTATGCGGCTGATGGCGTGAACGTCCGTGAAGGTATTGAGTTATGCCAAAAAGCTTACGCTAACGTAGCGGTGTTTAGAAATGCTGTAGATGTTATGTCTGAGTTCGCAAACACTGAAATTTACTTAGAGGGTGGGACTAAAAAGAGTCGAGAATTCTTCCACCAGTTTTTTAAGAGAATCAACCTGCAAAATCTAAAAGATCAATACTTCCGTGAGTATTATCGCAGTGGTAATATCTTTATCTATAGATTTGACGGGGAATTCGAAGTTGAAGACTATGCTAGGCTTATGAATCAAGTTGGAGCTATTAACCCTTCAGCCAATAAAATCCCAGTCAAGTATGTGCTTTTAAATCCTTTCGATATTGTATCTAAAAGGGCTACGACATTTAATGTTGGGGCATATGAAAAAGTCTTGTCTGAGTATGAGCTTTCCCGTTTGCAGAACCCATCTACGGAAGAAGATCAGTTAATTTATGATTCTTTAGACCCTGAGATGAAGAAACTCGTTAAAGATGGGTCATACTACACAGATGGAATTAAAATTGAATTAGACCCTAAGCGTCTTTGTTTTTCATTCTATAAGAAACAGGATTATGAGCCATTTGCAGTACCATTTGGATATCCAGTGTTGGAAGATATAAACGCCAAGCTTGAACTAAAGAAGATGGATCAGGCAATCACTCGTACTGTCGAGAATGTTATACTTCTTATCACTATGGGTTCCGAACCTGAAAAAGGTGGCGTAAATGCTAATAATATTAATGCTATGCAGCACCTCTTTAAAAATGAGAGCGTTGGCCGGGTTCTAGTATCAGACTACACAACTAAAGCCGATTTTGTTATCCCAGACTTGAATAAAGTTCTTGGACCAGCAAAATATCAGATTCTCAATGATGATATCAAACAAGGTCTACAAAACATTGTTGTTGGAGATGAAAAATATAATTCAACACAAGTCAAAGCCCAAATATTCATTGACCGCCTTAAAGAAGCTAGAAGTTGTTTCTTAAATGATTTCCTACAGAGAGAAATAAAAAGGATCGCAAATAGCCTTGGATTTAAGTCTTATCCTACCGCAACAATGAAGGATATTGACATGCGCGATGAAACGCAGCTTATGCGTGTTTCTACCCGTCTTATGGAGCTTGGTATCCTTACCCCTCAACAAGGAATGGAAATGTTCCACAATGGTCAGTTTCCAAATGCAGAAGATATTGCTCCTGCTCAAACCGCATATATACAACAGAGAAAAGAGGGATTTTATAACCCTATTGTTGGTGGTGTACCAATGATTGAAGACGAAGCTCCTGAAAAGTCTAGCACCCCTGAATCTGCTGGCAGACCTCATGGAACCACAACAGTTGAGGATCAAAAATTGTCTAATGCAGAATACTCTAGAACAAACATCCAAACTACTATTTATGCTGTAGAAGCTTTTAATTCTATCGCTAGAGAAAGAGCGGAAGAGAAGTTCGGCGGGGAGTTAAATGAGCAACAAGAAGAGATGGTAACTAAACTGTGTGAGTCAATTATTTGCGCTTCTGAGCGTGGAAATTGGACTCAAACCCTTGAAGCTTGTATAGATGATTTCGAACTTATTGAAGAATTAAATGTGATGAACGAGGTTTTAAGTGTATCTAATAAGCATAACTTAGAAGTTTATCCGTCAGCAATTTTATATCATAGTCATGAAAGTTAATCCAGAAGACATTAAAGTACCCCTTGAAAAAACTGTAAGTTTTAACGATGGGGAAGCGGAAGTATCCATCGCTAGTAAGTATAGCGGATCAGAAGCGGGTTTGTATAAATCTTATATGAGCATGTGTGCATCAGACGATAAAGCTTTGACTGATACTGAAGGTATGGACTCAAAAGCTACATATGCTGCTTGCGCCGTTAAATACGACAAGATGCGGGCTATGATGATGGACGATACCAAAGGAGAACTTAATGATAAACAAAAGAAACTTCCACCTGCATTACAGAAGGCTATCCTTGATAAAATGAAGAAGGATGGAAAAATTAGTAAGGAAGACTCTGAAGCTGCTGAAAAGAAACTTTTATCAAAAGATGATGAAGAGGAGCTTGATCCAAAAGGTGAAAAACTGGAGGTTAAGGAGAAAAAGTAAGATGCCTTATAAGTATACAACTACTTTTGAATCTGAAATTTTTGCTCATCAAATAGATGATGCGTTTGTATCTAAGGCTTCGTTAAACGAACTATCTTCTCTAGTCCCTAAAAATATTGACTTTGAGAAGAATGTAGACCTATTAGGTGTATCGTTTAACGCTGCTGTCGTTAATGTGTTTAATAGGAATGGTGATGGTATTGATACCTCCACCGCTTTAAAGTATAACGATCAGTTTATACATAAGCCTACTAATATTGAGCATAATAAAGATAAGATTGTGGGCCATATTGTTACTGCTGGTTTCAGTGAATATGGTTCTAATAAAATTTTATCTAACGAAGAATTAGAAAATAAAAAAGATCCGTTTAATATAGCATTGGGTGCTGTTGTTTATAAATCCGCAAACAAGCAGTTTGCAGAACTTTTAGAAAAATCAACTAACCCTGAAGACGAATCTTATTATAAAAAAATATCTGCAAGTTGGGAAGTCGGTTTCTCTAATTATGTTTTAGCGGTGGGAAGCGATAAGCTGAACGAAGCTGAAATAGTATCGGACCCTCATAAAATCAAAGAAATGAATGGTTTCTTAAAAGCTTATGGCGGTTCTGGTAAAACTGATAAGGGCGAACCTATTTATAGATTGATTACTGGAAAAATATATCCATTGGGTATAGGTTTTACTTCTAATCCAGCTGCAGATGTAAAAGGAATCTACAAAGATCAAGAAGATAGTGATCAAGATAAATTTTCACAAAAAGATAAAAAAACTGTAACAAAAGAAAATAACATAGCTATGGACAATATTGTTAATGAACTTAAAGACATTCTTATCGAGAAAAAAATCGGTGAGGAAACTGTCGCTTCCATGACTCAGACTTTTTCAGATGCGATTCGTGAAAAGAACGAAGAGTTTTTGAAAGAGAAAGAGGCTCTTCAGAGCGAAAAGGAAGCCGTCAAAAAGGAATACGAAGATCTTAAAGCTTCTGTTTCTGAGCTTGAAACCAAGCTTACCGAAGCAAATGATCGGATTAACGTTTTTGAAAATGAGAAAAAAGCTGAAGAAGCTGTCGCTCGTTTCAATGTGCGTATGGACGAACTTGATTCAAAGTTTGAGCTTTCCGATGAAGATCGTCAGTTCCTTGCTGAAGAAGTGAAGTCTCTTGATGGGGCTGAAGAAGCGTTCGCTTCTTACTCTGATAAGCTTGAAGTGCTTTGGAAGCATAAGAGCAAAGCTAATAAAGAAGCTTTCGAGGCTGAGATTCAGGCTCGTATTGATGAGGAAGTTGCTAAGCGTGTTGCTAATGCTTCGGAAGAGGTTGATGTCGAGCAAGCTCTCGACAACGCGCAACAGGTTGACGCCGACATTTCGAACAATAACGAAGCTGTTGCTTCTCAGGAAGAGAGCCTCGTAGATAAATTCAAAAAAGCGTTCTCTCGTGAGAACATAGAAATTTCTTAACTTAAACTAAAATAATATTATGGGACTTAAAATTCTTCCATTCAGACAATATGACGAACACGATGTCGTCAATCTCTTTCGAGCATCCGATGGGATGGTACTCGATAACACCACCGATGCTGGTTCTGGCGATGCTGGAACTTTTGTTAAGGTGAAGGCTGGGAACTTCAATGCTGACCCCGTTTCTTACGGAGCCGACAGCTATCTTGGAAAAACTGATTATCCACATGTTGGACGCAATCAGTATCCTAAAGTTAGCTTGGAGGTTGAGCCAGCTGGAGTTGGAGATATACCTCTTGGTATAACTCTTATGCAAACCGCAAAAAATGATGAAAACGGAGAGAAGCTTCTCTATAACCCTCAGAAAGCTGCTGAGCTTCAGGCTGCTATCCCCGGACAAGCTATTCCTGTTGCTACCAAAGGTATCTTTACTATTGCTAGCGCTGCTTTCCAAGGTGACCTTGGTGGTGATCTGATTATCGGAAACGGAATCAAAGCCTCTACTGCTGGAACCGTTACTGGTTGTGCTGTCGGTGATACCGGAAGTTTCGGAACTATTATCGGAACAGGAAGTCGCGCCAGTCAAAACGGTGTCGCTGATCAGTTCGCTGGTGAGTATCTTGTCTTCAAATTCAACTAATAGAAAGAATCTAGAAAATGAAAATCACTTTAAAAAGAACTCCAGAACAAATCGAGTTGGTTAAAGCTATGGCTTCTCGTAATCGCACTGTCGCTTACGAAGCTCAAGTAGCTCTTGCAGAGTTTATCGGACCTGTGCTTGCAGAGGTTATTAACAATGCTCCTACTCTTTCGAATCTTTTCACCGCTCTCCAGTTTAACGCTGATGACAATCCTTCGATTCCCCTTGATCTCTACTATGATGTCAACGACGAAGATTATGTGAAAGTTTACAGTCAGTCTCATGCTGGCGGTCTTCCAACTAACCAAGTGCTTCCTACTGCATCCGAGATGAAGGTCGCTACTTACAGCTTGGACACTGCTGTCAGCTTTGATCGTCGTTATGCCGCTAAGTCTCGCATGGATGTCGTATCTAAGACATTCACTCGCGCCGCTCAGGAAATCCTTGCTAAGCAGGAAACTACTTCTGCTTCTTTAATCATGGGATCTCTTCAGGACGCTGAGACTAATAGCCAAGATCACGTTCGCGCTACCGCTGCTGGTAAGAACTTCGTCCTTGATGACCTTAACAAGATGATGACTCTTGCTAAGCGCATTAACACATCTTTCCTCGGCGGGACTCCTGCTGCTGGACAGGGACGGGGAATTACCGACCTCATTGTTTCTCCTGAAACTATTGAGATGCTTCGCGCTATCGCTTACAACCCAATCAACACTAACACTGGTCCTGTAGGTGGAACTGGTACTAACGGCATCGCTGCTCCTGATGAGCTTCGTATGAGCGTTTACAACAGCGCTGGTCTTCCTGAGTTCTACGGCATCTCTATCATGGAGATCCTTGAGCTTGGAGCTGGAAAGCGCTTCACTAAGCTGTTCTCTGGAACTCACGGTGGAGTTACTTTCAATAGCGCTGCTGATGACCTTGTCATTGGACTTGATCGCTCTCGCGAGTCTCTCGTCCGTGCTGTAGCTGTTGATGAAGACTCTGGTGGTGAGTTTAGCCTGATCGCTGATGATCAGTATAGCATTCGCCAACAGAAAATCGGTTACTTCGGTTCTATCGAAGAAGGTCGTATGGTTCTTGATAACCGCGCTCTTACCGCTACTATCATTGACGCAGCGTAATAGCTGGTGCTTAAATTTAGAGTCGCTCCTACGGGGGCGGCTCTTTTTTTTGTATATTTTTTTGGATATTGTGTATAATAGTATATGGACAATTTTGAAAACGTGTCATATGGTAACGGCCAAAACAATTATTTTGGTGCGGAAACTTCAGCTGAGCTTAAGGAAAAGCTGGCTTCTTATGGGAAATCAGAACTCAGAGGGTTAGCTTCTAAAGTGGGGATAAACCCTAATTACGATAAATCTATTCTACGTGAGATGATACTTAAAGAGTTTCAGAGCTATAAAGCTAAGAACTCTCCCATCCCGGCTCCAAAACCTATGTTTGCTGAAGCTAGTTCAGAAATCAAAGATATGCTGGAGTCTGTCGGCAAGATTAAAGCTGACGAGCAAGCTAAGAAAAAATGGAGCAACAAAAAGAAATGGTCTAAAAAGAAGAACTCAAGTGAAAACGATTCTGAATAGTGTAATATAAAGTATGAGTGTAATTGGTAATTTAGCGACTGAAATATTTTCAGATGAATTTGATAGTGATACTGGTGTAGTGGCATCAGGCTCTATTGAGGCTTGGCTAGAGAATAACTTAGGCCAATTAAATAATTTGATTTATCAGGATTTTAGTGGAGCTGACGCTTCTCTCGATACTGAAGCTCAATCTATTCATAAAGAGCTTTATTTATATAATTATTATACAAAACAATCGCGAAATGCTTTGCGAGGCATAAGTTCCGCAACAAGCGATAATAAGATATTGTCTTTAAAGGACGGAGAATCCGCTGTGACGTTCGTTAACCGAAATGAGGTGGCTAAGGTCTACAGAGGGCTTGCAAGCGATTCTAAGGCCAAGGTAGACGATTTAGCGGCTAGATATAATATATACCAAGCTGCCCCGCAGCAAGTTGGTGGGATTGACGGCGAGCTTTTCACGGGTCAGATCCTTTAATATCCACAAACTATACATAAAAAAAGGGCGGTAGAAACACCGCCCTTTTTGTTTGAAGGTTTAATTCGTGCTATTAGAAAGCTGCTACTGTGCTAATTCCACTAGCAAAGACTCCATTGGTAACATCGTCTGGACCTCCTACAGAAGTAGTGAAGGTTAGATCGACGCTCTTATTGGACCCAATTGATGAGGAGAACGACTCGCTTACGAGTTGAGCGCCTTTCATGGTGTAGAGCATTGCGGTAGCTCCAGCCTCATTCTTGAGGGTTAGCGTCACAGTCTTAGTGGACTCATCGTTGATGACATCAGCAAGGTTTCTTGATGTCACTTCATTAACAATAGCGTTAACAGACAGAGAGGCTTGGACTGGGAAATCTACAGAGCGTGCGTATGCAAACTTAGTACCTAGTCTCTCTAGAGGTGAGCGAGAAAGTGGGATGGAAAGTGACGCAGACTGAATGTGAGCGCCATCAGTATCCAAAGGATCAATATCGACAATAGTTTGCCCATCAAAAGTCGAGATATCAATAGTGACATCTCCCGGACGTAGAGCTATTTCTCCATTAACATTTCCAGTTGTAGCAGTTGGTAGCATCACGCTAGCAAGACCAGCATGAAGTTTTGTTCCGCTGGCTTGGCTAACTGCTGGAGTTTCGAGAGCGTTTCCAGCTGAAGAGTTGATGTTTGCAGCTTCGAAAGAGACTGAAACTGTTGGTAGAGATCCTACAGAAAGATCCACTGTATAATCGGTTAGGTAAGCGTTACCGATGCCAATAGCATCGTTGGCGGCTCCAGAAACAGCTATTCCATTAGCGTCTTTTCCCTCTGGGACAGTGGTAACATAAAAGTTTTTTCCATCTCCATCAGCCAAGAAACCTGAGATAAATGATTTTTCATTTGCATCTCCACCTGCTGTTTGAACGTAAAATCCTAAAGCTCTTTCGTTGAACCCGTCAGTGACGAGATAAGAAGTATCCATAGATACAGTAGGGGCTTCAAGAACCATTGATCCAACTTTAGAAAGTTGTCCGAATTGATTAACATCCTGACGGGATATGTTAAAACTGTAGTTTGCAGACTGAACACGGTTGAGTTGTTTGTGATCGCTTGCGCCTGTTGAGGTAGCGTCTTTACTAACGTAAAGAGCTTCTGATTGATAAATTACTCTATTTTTGGCCATAATAAGTTATTTTTTAATGTTTACAATATTTTTGATGTTTTATGAAATTAAGAAAATCTAAATCTATGAACTTTTAAGTCAAAATCAATAAATCCGACATAAAGATCATTAGCTAAGGACTTCCTTGCTTTGTCTGTTAGTTTTGAAGTAGTTACATTTTCTACTAAAAAAGGTTTGTTGTTACTATACGTGCTAGACAGCGTATCGTATGAATATGTCCCTCCTTTTAGGTCTCCATATTCGTTGGTGGGATGTCCACTCATGGGTATTGGGTAGAATACCTCATTGTGAGAATCTCCGAAAATTGATAAGACTCCATCTAATTTATATGGGTCATCTGAAAGGACTACAGCGTTAGCCCTTACTGTTGTTGCTTCTTCTCCTCCGAAGGCCAATCCTTGGTTCTCCATTGTAGCTGTAGATAAGAAAACCGCTGGCACCACTTGATCATAAGGGGCTATTCCAGACTGATTGTATGTGGGGACTCTTGAATTTACTTCATACTTATTCTCTACGACTAGATCATCTTCTGTTTCATTAGTGAAATAGATATTGAAGTCTTTAACAGCGAAAGTCCCTGTGATTGTAGAGCTTGAGGTATAGTTTGAGCCTGTTTCTACAATACGCCCATTATCATAATCAATATAATGAGAATCTCCCGCTATTTCTGTAGGTAAAGTTGCTCCAGCAATTGACGAATCTGACACAAATTGTTTGTAAGGGCTAGAAAATGGGACATAAGAATCACTCAAAAAATTGTCTGGAGTGTGATAAAAAGTCCCTGTTTGATTTGAAAAAGCTTCCCCCTTCTCCAACAAAAAGTGATCGAACCAAAGCATAAATGAATTGGTCAGCGTATGTACGAATTGTTCTTTCATTTGATGTTATTAAATTCTTTTTTATATTTTTTTATCAAAGCCGAAATATATTGAGTATTTTGGAATCTCTGAGATCTTACTTTAGTTTTTGATTGTATAGCTTTGCCTGAGCGACCGTTTTCTTTTCTAAGTAGGTAGCCCAGTCCAGATATACCCGTTTCTATTCCTTTAGCCCAACTTCTACCTGAAGCCCAAGGCATTGGAGTTTCTTTGAAGATGTCAGAAGCTTCTGGAATATTTACATAGAACTTTACCCCAATTTGCGCCTCTCCTGAATAATTATAATTCATATTCTCCAAGATTTGAAGTATAGGCTCGATAGGTTTTTCGGATGCATCAAAACCTATAAATGCAAAAAGATTAGATATGCCACCTAAAGTCCCGCTAATGTTAGTGCTGCTTGGACCTCCCATTAATTCAATAGTTACTGGATGAGTAAGAAACTCTTTGATCATAGCAGATTTAACCTTAAGAAAACGATTCTTAAATTCTTTTTCAAACGGTCTTTTTAAAGCTCTTGGAGCTTTCTTTTGTAAAACCATTTGAACATCTCTAGGTAAACGGGCCATTATTCGTCAGTGGGGGTAAGTAAAAAAGTGTAGAATTTATTTGTGGTTAATCCGCGAGGAGATCCATCACTTTTAATCGCGAATCTAATTCCATCTAATTCAACCCGTCTAGCTTCTTGTAAAAACTCATACGCATCGCTTTTTACAACGATCTTTACCGAACCATCTGGTAGAATAATTTTATTTTGAGTTCCTTGCTGGTTTTCACTATTGGATAGATACTCTTCATCCATGTTTACATAGTAGACTCTAGCCTCAAAAGTTTGAGACTCTGTAGTATATTCTACGTTTGATCTAGAACCAGTATCAGTCCTGCCATATATATTATTATACCTAGGAGTAGTAGATATTACGGTTCTTTTAGAGTTTTTGAAAACGGTGATAGTTTGCGCGAAAGTCTCATGCAATGTATCATACATTGTATTGATTGTAGACTCCATGTCAGAAGATAAAAAACCAGCCATGTAGATAATTACACATTTTTTCCTATAATAACTAGGATAAAGGATGAATGCTAAAAAAAATTTAAACAAGAGGTCTGGAGACGAAGTGTCTTCATTGTTTAAAATGATGTTGATTATGGTAGAGGATATGAAGAAAGACCATGATTTTCATTATAATAAACTGTACGAGGGGATACCAAAAGAATATCATCCAGTAATAAAAGCTGCAGATCATTTCACCCCAGATAAAATATCTTGGATTAGAAAGAGAATTTTGGACTTTGGCAACGAGAGTTTGCGTAACGTACAAAATGAAATAGAAAATTACAGAGTTGAATTTATATTTAAATAGGAGTATGGAATTAAAATTATTATATCAGTTCACGGTCGATGAAGAAAAAGAGGTGGAAAAAGAATCCTCTAGAAAAAATAGAAAGACTGGTGAAGTTACGATTACTAAGAAAAAGGTAAAAGAAAAAGTACCTATCGAGGTAAAAATTAAGAAACCTTCTCGCCGCGAGTTAGAAGATGCCGAGCTTCAGTACACTATCGAAATGAGTAAGTGTATTAAGCAGGGTATTCTCACCAAAGCAATGCTTGCAAAAAAATACGGCGATACTGGGGGAGCTTTTACTGAGGAAGGGCAAAAAGAGTATGGTAAGCTATACAAGCAGATTTTAGAATTTCAGAATGAATATATCAAACTTGACTCAGCCACTAAACTAGAAACTAAACAAAAGAAAAGGCTCGAATTCCTCAAGGAAGAGATTGCCAGAGTAAAAAGGGAATTGGTTGAGGTAGAATCTAATCTACAAGGGTTATTTGAGCATACTGCTGACGTTAAAGCGCAAAACAAACTCTTGCTGTGGTACGCTCTTCATTTAACTTTCATTCAAAGAGAGGAGGATGAAGAGCCTATCCAGTATTTCAAAGGTCTCGATTATGATGAAAAAATTGAGGATTATTATAATAAGGAAGAAGAGAGTACTGATCTTTACCAACAAATCATCAAACAAGTATCTACAACTTTAGCTTTTTGGTTCTATAACCAAGCTTCAACTCAAGAAGAGTTTGAAGGTATTATGGATAAAGTAGAAAAAGGTGAGTTATAGTGATGAATTTTATACTTCCCTTGTAGGGGAGATATTTGACGGATACAGCGTCTCGATCTTTGAAGGTCGGGACGTGTTTGTTAAACACATAAACATAAGAGATCAAAAGTATATTCACTCTTATTACGAAAAGTATAAGAATATTGCTTTATCTAAAGGTATTGAGTCTCAAGAAGAAAGAGAAGCTTATCTTAAGAAAGAGGAGCTTTGGGAGGAGGCTGATGACTTAAAGATAGTATCCCTGACTGACGAGATAAAAAACCTCAAAAAAACAAAGGATTCTGTATTCCTACCTTCTCAGAGGGATTCTTTTCAAAAAACCATAGAGAGTAAAACTATCGAGTTGTATGATTTAAGCAGCAAAAAAGCTGAGATTATTGGTTTAACAGCTGAAGGTTACGCCTCAAAAAGATCTAATGATGAAATGCTTAGATTCTGCATTTTTAAAGATGCTGACTTTAGTGAAAATCTACACGACGAAGATGAATTTGCTGAATTAGATGTCCGTGAAGTTATTTTATTAAATGGAATAATGACAAATGTTTCTGAGAAAATATCTGAAGATAGTATTAAACACGCTGTTCTGAGACCGTTTTTCAGCATGTATTTGTCTAATTGTGAAAATCCTAAAGATTTTTATGGAAAGCCTGTAATTGAACTTTCTGCTTACCAACTGAAGTTAGCTATGTATGCAAGAGTGTTTCATAGCATATTTCAATACACAGAAGATATTCCAGATAATATTAAACAAGACCCAGATAAACTGATGGCTTATTCCGAAAATCAAAGGAATAAAAATTCTAATAATGGTGGCTTGAGGGATGATGCAGATGCTTCAGCTGTGTTTGGCGCGACCAAAGAAGATATGAAAGAGGTGGTGGGAGATGGTAATTCAGTGTCTTTGTCTGAAGCTATGAAAGAGTCTGGTGGTAAGCTAGACATGAAACAAATGATGAGATTAGCGGGTCATGATGTGTAATATTAGTGTATATACACATAAAGGAACAAGATTATGCCCATTCAAGTACCAGTCGTCCAAACAGGTTTAGAGAAAAGTATTCAACAAGCGGCCACAAAAGTTGGTAAGAATATGAGGATCAATATGGGTCCGGGAGCTAAGAGTATTGAGTCTCTTTCTAGACCTTTAGGACGCTTAACTGGTAAGGCAGATGAGTTTACAAAATCTATGGAGGCGGCTAACGCCCGTGTTTTGGCATTTGGAGCTTCTGTTGGGGTTATTGCTGCCGTATCAAACGGATTAAAACAATTGGTTACTACGACTATTCAGGTTGAAAAAAGCTTAGCTAATATAAACTCAATTCTAAAGCAGTCAGAATCTCAACTCAATAGTTTTAAAAATCAGATATTCGATATAGCCCGAAATACAGGGCAGACGTTTGATACTGTAGCAGAAGCAGCTTTGGAGCTGTCTCGTCAAGGTCTTAAAGCTGAAGAAGTTACCAAAAGACTTAATGACGCCCTTGTTCTTTCTCGTCTTTCCGGTTTAAGTGCTGCAGATTCTGTAGCTGGACTAACTGCTGCGGTAAACTCTTTTTCAAGCGCTGGCCTAACAACTTCTGACGTTCTTAATAAGATCTCTGCTGCCGCCGCAAGTGCTGCGGTTTCTGATAGGGATTTGATTGAGGGTTTAAAACGTTCTGGAGCTGTTGCTGTCGCTTCTGGTGTGCAGTTTGATGAATTGATTGGTATAATTTCCGCACTTCAAGAAAAAACTGCGCGTGGTGGAGCTGTTATAGGAAACTCTCTCAAAACAATTTTCGTTAGAATTCAAGATTTAGACAGGCTCCAGTCTATCCAAAGGTTAGGCGTCGAAGTTACAGACTTAGAAGGCAGGGTTCTATCCTCTAATAAAATTATTGAGAATCTAGCTCCAACATTTGCGAAATTAGATCAGGCTTCAAGAGTTAATCTAGCAGATAATCTCGTTGGCAAGTTTCAGATCGCACCTTTCCTAGCTTTGCTTGAAGACTTTAATCAAAAAATCTCAAGAAGCGGTGAAGTAGCCAACACATCCTTAAACGCTACTTCTGAAGCTTACGACCGTAATGCGGTTTTAGCTAAAACTTTAGCTGCCTCAGTTAATACTGCAACTGTAAACCTAAAAGAATTAGCAAACACTTTGGGTGAGATAGGTGTTACTGAGAATTTATCTAAAATTATTGGAGTCTTTAATAGTGTAGTGAGTACCATTCAAAATGTTTTAGATGGTGATGGCATAGGATCTACATTTGCTAAGGGATTGATAAAAGGTATTAGTACTATAATTGCTGGACCGGGGTTAGCTTTAGCTTTGGTTGCGATTGGAAAACTTCTTTTAGATTTTGCTAAGTTTGGAGCGGGCGCATTAAAAACTTTCTTTGGTTTGAATAGAGCCGCCGAAGCTCAAGCAGCTTTGCAGGGTCAGATAGCTGCATCGCTTTTAAATGATAAAGGTATCAGAAGTGCTATCTTGTCGATTGAAAAACAGAACATATCAGAAGGGGAAAAGAAGAAGTTACAGACCCAGTTTTTCACGAAAGCTTTGAACGAGCAATTAATGCTTATGCAGAAAATGCAAGGTATTGCTGCAACTGTTGCTCCCGGTGTCATGGCTGGAACCGCCTCTAGACGTGGCAGAAGAGCTGCCGGAGGTTTCTTACCAATCGGAGCTGAAAGCTCTGACATCACCAGAGGTGTGGGCGGCGCACCTGCTTCTGCAAAACCTGTTGTAATCCCTAACTTTGCATTTGGTGGTGGTAAGCGGGGGACAATGGTTGCTAATAGTAGTGAATATATTGTTCCTAATTATGCTAATGGTGGAGACGCCATATTCAATCAAAACATGGTTTCTTCAATGGGTCTTCCTTCTAACGCTAGGAAGGTGAGAGCTGCTAGTGGTTATATTCCCAACTATGCTATTGGGCCTGCTGGAGCTTTAAGTGGATCGGGTATAACTAGTATGACTCAATTTAGAGCGCTTAGTGGAGCAGGAAAAACAAGGATCATAGATGGCGTGAAAGTTACTGAAGCCCAAGCTAAAAATGTTTTTGATCGCAATGCAAAAAATAAACGCACAACTTTAGATATTCCTGCTAGAATTTTTGGTGTAGCCTCGCTATTTAAAGGTAAAAAGACTGCGGACTCTAGCACTGCCCCCAGTCAATTAAGTAGCAAGTTAGCTGGGCAATTAGCAGCTGCTGGTGTAAGCAATATAAAATTTAAGGGAATTCAAATCAAATCACTTGATGATTTTAAACGTAATTCCGAAATTACAGAAAAAAGTAATAGAACTCAACTTGCTAAGATATTCGCGAGTCCACTGGTTCAGTATGCTCAAGGAATAATAGGTAAAACTTTTGGTAATGATGAGTTAGCCAATATAAATAAAGAAATTAAAAGGTTGGGCCAACCCGGAGGAACTGGTGGAGCAAAATTGTTTTCTGCTTCTGTAGAGGGGGGTATTCTTGAATCAGCTATGAATCTTGCTACTAAAGGAGTAGCGGGTATAAACGATTTTAAATCAAACGCAGACGATCAAATACCTTTTGATTTTGAAGAGAAAGGGTTAGCATCCAGTCAGTTTAAGAAAACATTTGGATTTACAAATAAACTTCAGAAAGCAGATGCAAAGAGAACAGCTTCTAATGAAGCCGTGAGGA